ATTGTTAAATTCTCACGCCCCGATCTAGTTGGTATTAAGATCGCATTGGTCTTAGAAACCTATCCAGACTTCCAAGAGAATTCATCCAACCTGATTCGTCAGGCTTTGATTGATTATATCGCAACATTATCTGTCGGTGATGACATCCTATACAGTCGCCTGTTCACCCCAATCAACAGTGTCAGTGGCTTTAGCGTGTCAGCCATGACTATCGGAAAGGTTGGTGGTGTACTGTCTACGAACAACATCACATTGTCACACAAAGAAATTGCAACCATTAGCGCAGCAGATATTACATTCGGGACAACATAATGACCCCAATCAATTATACAGAAGTTGCTCAGTCAAGATACACCGGACTGTTCAATTCTGACCCTGTGTATGACGCAATCATCTCAACTGTTACACAAGCACTAGAATCATATCAAGCGCAGTACATTGCCATCTTTGACACATTGTTGAATATTGATAGCAGCACTGGTAAACAACTTGATCTGATTGGCGGTATTATTGGACAAGATAGGGTGTTGGCTAATTTTGTCAGTACGCCTTATTTTGGATTTGAGGACGCACCATTAGCGCAGAGCTTTGGTACTGTAAGCAATCCAAGTGTTGGTGGTAAATACAGATCAATCACAAACACTACGACAGGTAGCAACCAAGCGTTGTCTGATGTTGAATACCGAAGAATATTGAAAGCTCGCATCCTTAAAAACAATAGTGATGGTACGCTCAATAGTGTGTTGGCAATTATCAATATGATTGATGGCTCAACAACAACATCCACTGTAATCAATAGCACATGTGATGTTTCTATTGTCTTGGTTAATCCAACCCCAATCCTTTATTACTTCCTAACACGAAGAACCACATCCGATAGCATTATTCCAATACCAGTTGGTGTTAGGACACGAATTAAGGTGATTACATGAAATACCCACAACCAAACCTCTCTAGTATTTGGGCTGACGCAGGTGCAATCTCTGTACCCTCTACACTGAAGATTGCTGAAGGATGGGTGTCTGAAATCCCACCTTGCGAACAAGCCAACTTCATTGAGAATCGTCAAGACAAAGCTATTGCGTATTCATTGCAAATGGGTATTCCCGAATGGAACAGTGCCACAGAATATCAGCTTGGTTCTTATATTAGCTATAATCAAGTGGTGTATAAGAGCTTAGGTGTAAACACCAATAAGCAGCCCAACATCTTCCCACTGAATTGGGTTGTGGCATTTGACAATGCAGGCAGTGCTGATGGGGTTCAACAAGAGCTTGATGCTTTAATCCTTGAAGACGACCCGTTCGACCAATACGCACTAAAAGACGCTGCTGTATTTACGGCTAAAGCTAATGGGACATCGTTCTCAGCGAACACCGGCCTACCCACAGACAACCTGTCTGATGCTGGTCATTCCTTTGTTGGGGATGGTGACAGTGGTATGTTCAAAGATGGGAATGATTTGGTTTTCACTGTAGATGCCGTAGAGCGCGGTAGAATCAAGAGTGGTGCATTAACTGCTTCTGAGTCAAGTACAGCCATGGCGACGACAGAATGGGTTAAACAGCTTATTGCAGAGGCCACGCAGATTAAGGTTGGTGGCCTACATCTAACGACCAACACCCTCACACCTGATGTGGAGCTTGGTTATGGGACGTGGCAACGATATGCTGAAGGTCGCGCCATCGTCGGATTTTCAAGTGATGTCACCACAGCAACACCGGTTTGGGCAAAAACGGTGAACAGTACGTTTGGTGAATACGATCAATTGCTGCTGACCAACCAAATGCCAACACATAGTCACGGGCAAAGAGTGGCCTCAGACGGCACTACGAACAACCCACAATCCGGTGTTATAAACCCGACCACCCCCGTACCCAATACGTCGCGTGGGCAGACCGATACAATCCCGTATCAGCAGTACGATCAATTACAAACTGATACCACTGGAGGCGGACAACCACACAACAACGTACAACCATCCATCGTTGTTGCCATTTGGAAGCGAGTGACATGATGCCTGAAAAGTATATTGGTATTATTGACTGGCTTGAGATGTATGGGTGGTTGATTACAGGGGCTATTCTCGCATTTGCAACAGCCCTTGTTCGCACAGCTAAAGATAAAGAAGCTGACATCCTAGAAGCCCTATTCTGTGCGCTCATTACACTTGGATTATCTAGCGTGTTAATGTGGCTCAACCTACCACTAATCTTGTCCATGTTTATTGGTGCATTCATTGGTGGGTTGGGTAGTAAATACGCACAAGCTAAGATGATTGCTCAAGCAGAATATCGGTTGTCTGATAAATATGACGACCTACGCAAACAGATTGAGGATATGAAAGAGAAATGAAACAGTTAATGTGGATTGAAGAAGCTCGTAAACACATCGGCCTAAAAGAAGTGCGCACCAATTACCACCCCACTATCAAATCATGGCAGAAAGAGCTTGAATGTGAATGGCTTGGTAATGTTCCTTGGTGTGGAATCTTCGTTGCCCATTGCCTAAAAACAGCCAACAAACCCTACCCTAAAGACTTTTGGGCTGCTAAGAGCTTTGAATCCACACCTGTTGAATTAGATCGTCCTGCTGTTGGCTGTATTGTCGTATTCCCTCGTCAGGGTGGTAATCATGTAGGTTTTGTCGTTGGTAAAGATGATAAGGGTAATATCATGGTGTTAGGTGGTAATCAGGGTGATGGTGTTAATATCAAACCATTTGCAGCTACACGCCGACGCAAGTATTACTGGCCTTCAATCTACCCAACAGTTGAACGATTCAACCTGCCCATCATTCATAGTAATTACACATTTAGCGAGAACGAAGGTTAATGAAAATACAAGACCTACCACTTTTACCATCTATCAATGGGAATGAGAAAATTCCTACAGGTGGTTTTGGTAACTACGCCACAAGCATCAATCAGATTAAAGATGTAGTCACCCTCGACCTTGCTGATGATCTTGCACTAAAAGCCGATGTGTCATCTGTCACAGCACTCACAGAAGCACTGACAACCACCATCACCAATCAAGCTATCAAGGACACGCAACAAGACCAAGCTATTGGTGCTGTTGGTGGTGGTGCGAAGTCCTACCTCACGCTTGCAAGCTTAACAGCTTCGACACCACCTGTTGTGAACACCCTTGCATATGTTAGCAATGATGCAACAACAGCTAATAATGGTATGTACACCTATTCAGGATCGGCGTGGATCAAGTCGCTGTATGACCCATTGACTCAAGCTTTGTCTGCCGATAGTGTTATCGTTACAGAGCGCAATAGTATCATTCGCAAGAATCCAGATGATGTTGTTAAATTTACAGATCGTCGGGGGTTCTCTTGGGGTGGATTAACCACCAAGGCGCTAACTCTGCAAGGTTGGTCTGTAGACACAAGATCGATGGACAATAGGATTGTATTTAAAGATCGTCGGGGCTTTATTGTTCAGGATATCAAACCCTCTGCTGCCACAGCAACGCTCACCACAACAGACTTAACAAAACCTATGTTCGGGGCAGTGTTGTGCGGTTTTGGCTTAACCGCCATTAGTATTCCATCCATGTTGCAAGACAGAGCAAAACAACGTATCAACCCAACAGTACAAGTATCTATCGGTTGCACTGGTGTCACTACACTCAAGCCATATTTTAGCTCAGGTCGTGATTACTTGTACGTTGACACAGCACAACTAGGCTCAACAGCGGAGCTACTACTCACAGACGTATCAGTGCCGGATAAAGCAACCAAGCTGTCATTAACGGTTGCAACCGCGCCAGATGGTGCAGGGCAAACACTCACATACCTAGGTCTTGGCGACAGCATCGAAAACCGAATGGGTGGGTTGATCGTCAAACAGCAATTAGAGTCTCGCAATTACATTGTTAATTGTGTTGGTACAATGACAGGCATCGGCAATCAATCTCATAGCAGTAGCGCTGCATCCGGTGTGGCTGGTGAAGGCCGCGAGGGCTGGCGCATCACAGACTGGACACACCAGACGGCAGCTAAAACACCAGTGGCGTCTGGCGACGAAGCTACTTACATCGCAAACAGTCAGTCAGGCCGCCTAGGCAAGCATCCATATCTACGCGTAGCAACTGGTGGTGATCCTGCTGGTGATGTGCGGAATGGGTATATCTTAGATTTTGCATGGGGGTGGAGTCGTTTTGGGGTCACTACTCCAACAGATATTTGCGTGACGCTTGGGGCAAACGACATGCTTGCGTACACAGGTGCGACACTATCAGGACTGATTACAACAGAGCTTGACCTGTTGTTACGTCGCTTACGCGTAGCAGTGCCTACAGCGAGAATCGTTGTAGCAATGCCAAACACAGGTACATCTCAACAGTTTGATGATCTGTGGCCTATTCGCGACTTCGTTGCAATCAGAGCAACCATGGGTGTGGTCAATACACTCAATGATGCCAAGATCAAACTTTGTCCAGCGTGGGCGTTTGAACCCGCAATTGTGGGGCAGACTTTCAGCACAACCATCTCGACAGATACACTATCAGGCGCTGTCATTGGCACGCTTGGTGATCAGATACACCCTCAAAATGCTGCTCGCGCAGCGTTACACACAGCAAAAGCGGCTTATGTCGCATGTCTAGCCAAAGAGCTAATTTAGGAATTCAATATGACAGGCGTATCAATTATTAGTGGTGGGGACATGGGCGGTAATGAAGTAGACCTGCCCATTTCAGGTGCTTCTTTTGTACTACTTAATCAAGCAACACACAGTATCGGTCAGAATTATGTAGCAGGTGGTGATGGCACAATTACCGGCACACCTACCCCACAATCGACGTACACTACCTTTGTTGGGGAATCTAGCTATGTCGATACGACAGTGTTTGAAACCAACGACATGACTGTATTCGCTGTTGTTAAATCCACAGCGACAGGTGTAGCAACTGCCACATCAGCTTACTACACAGGCACTTATGGTGCTAACAACAAAATTGGTGTGGGGATGTGGCAGAGCGGTACTAATGGTACAAGTATTAGTTTTGGCGCTCAACACGGTGGATCATCTGTTGTTGCTGGCTTTGCACACACACACGCAACACCAGCGTTAATGTGTGGACGGTGCAATACAACCACCACAACCCTGAAAAACCACACTAACGGATTAGTAGCCACAGCAACCACAGCCACAGCACGCAATATCAACAACGCTAAAATGCGTGTTGGTAGTGCATACAAGGATTTTGCAGCAAGTGCAGATGTGTACATGGCTATATTCTTCACGCGCTATTTAACAGATGCTGAATGCACCGTAATGGCGGAGTGGGTTAGAAAGTATTACAGTTTTGATGGTATCACAATTTAAGGGGGTTAGTATGTCTTACACAATTCTTGATAGCTCAAAAGGCATCACAAGCAACACAACACTTGGTAGTATTTTCACCTATGAGGTGATTACAACTGGTGCAGCAGAAGTTAGATTTGAAGGCACTAATGCCGATGTATTCCCAACTACCCCCACTGTCATTGTCACCTTCACAGCAAGCGGTGTGCAAACGCAATCATTGGTGTTACAGCATTCGTGGCAACGTATTCGCGCTGTCGTTGTCAGTGGTACACCTGCATATTATGTAGCCAGTGAACGGGAGCAGATTTAATGACCGTTGTTATCGGTACAAATGCCGTCTTAAATAAAGATGCCGCAAGTATCATTTCTAAAGTTGGATCAATTTCCCGCACTCAAGCCGAAAAGAATGCGGAATCTTTGAGCGTCAAGGATTTTGGAGCTGTTGGTGATGGTACACTGCATACAGTGCAAGAGTGGATCAATGCAGGTAGGTTCGCTAATCTCTCAGCAATCCAAACCACCTACCCATTTGTAACTTCCACAACCTACAGCATTGATTTACTTGCTTTCAATGCTGCATTAGCTTATCTAGCATCATCACGCACGAATGCAGACTCTGTTTACATGAATCAAAGAGGGCTTGGGGCGATACGTGTCCCAAAAGGCGCTTACTACATCAATGGTAGCATCACAACAACCTCCCCTTTAAACCTAATTTTTGAGGGTGATGGTGCTGAGTCATCAGTCTTGCTGTATACATTGGACACAGGGGTTTGTTTTGACATACAAACCTACACTTATTATCAACTGTCAAATATTGGCATCATCCATAAAACAGCCACAGCGAAGAATACATGGACAAACACTTGCTTTAAGTTGAATGGGAATGGGGGTGGTCGTGAATTTAGTCTCAATGGCTGTGTAGTGTATGGATTTGATCGAACAGTCAGCCACACGAATACAATCAATGAGGATACGAATAGCTACTACCGTTGTACGTTTTCTGAGTGTAATACCTTTTTATACGCTCGAAACAGCCAAGCCATAGGTTCGAACTTCATTCAATGTACTTGGTCTGGAAACATCAATCGTGTGTTTGATGTTAGTGGATTCGGTTTCACACACATTGATACAGCGAATATTGTCGTTTCAGGGACATTCTTATACCTTGCGTCCGGTAATGCAGGTACAGCAAGTCAATACACAATCACGAACGCTAAGTTTGAGTTTGAACCCAAAGGTGGGGCTATTGGCACATCCAAAGTTATTGAAACAGAAGACTCTCAAAGTGTTTCAGCTTACGTTAGGTTTAACAACTGTGGGATTAGTGGTGGAACACCATTGTCAACAGTTAATCAGTTTGACATCAAGTGTGGGTCAATCATTCTAGAGGTTGATGGTGGGCAGTGGGCAAACACCAAGATTAGTACGAAAGCTCAAACACTGCTTGGTAATATCAACTCATCATGGATCAGGTTTAAGAATTGTGCTTCTGCACCAAGTACAACAATTACCCGTGTTGCAGGGTTGGCAGGGTCAATGCACTTCCCTGTTATTTTTGAGAATTGCAAGGATGTCGCTAATGTCTGCTTGAAGGGGTCTGGTCTAGCAAATAATTTGGCATCTTCTGGTGTTGGTTTAGATAGGAATGTCAACACGAAAAACGCCAATGGCTATGTTGCATTCAGTAATGTCGATCAGTTGCACAGCTTTCCGACCTATGGGCAACCTGTTGTTGTTGATAGAATCCGTGTAGTAATATCTTCAAAAGCTGGATTGTTGCTATCCACAATTAAAGCTTATGCCGATTCAGCTTTGACAGTCCAAATAGGTAGTACCATCATAATTCCAGATGGTACAACATCAACTGCATCTGTTTTTGAGGTGTCTGTACCAGCAGGGACAATAACATCAAATGGTGTATATGTTGTTGTAACTAATACTAATGTCAATGGGGCTGCCGCCGGATCAGTTTTTGTAGATACAACTAGCTTCTAAATAAAAAGCCCACCTTGCAAGGTGGGCTTTTTTACGTCTATTACTTTGTCAAAACACTCAGCACCTCAAAGCCGTCATGTCGATCCAGCTGCATCTCAATCACCCCAACCTCGTCCATAATTGATGCAATAGCTTCAAGTCCAATACGCTCAACAATGGAAGCCTGTCCTGTCACAACATTATAACGCAAACCAAGAATAGGGTTAGGCACATCATTTGGTACATAGCGATTGAACGTGTTAATCAATTCAGCACGATTACCAACAGCCTGTAGCTCTTTTTGAAACACAGCAGCTAACCATTCACCAATGGCTTTGGATTTACATCTTACACCATAATCCTTGCAGAACCCTGATTGGGTATGCCCTTGTCTATCCAGACCATGTGCTGTGTGGACAAGCTTTCCATGTAGCATCTTTGTCTGAACACGGCATTCCAATACAATTGGTTGCTTCTTTTGTAGCACTTCAAATTTCATTCATAAGCTCCTCAAGCATATCTTCCAAATCCACGACATCACAATCTTCT